GCGCTGGACGGTCGTGAAGATCCATGTGACAAGGCCGAGTACCAGCCCAGTCATGATGGTGTTCAGGTCAATCTTGACGGACATGGTTACCACTTGACTTTGTTGGCCCACCACGCGGCGGACATCTTGCCTCTGGCTATGTTCTTAGCGTGACGATCCTTGAACGCCTTGCGCTGCTTGGCGTTTTGGTTCGTCTTCGCACCCTGCTCCCCGAAGCGGATGAGCTTCACCTTGTCGCCCTCCTTCGCCACAACAACATGGCTCTTGGTCGGGTGGCTCGGCGTCCGCTTCGGCTTGTTGTAGCCAGACACGCCCGCGCGGGTGAGTCGGCTGTCTTTCTTCTTGGGAGTCGGCATCACATTGCTGAGTTCATGCCTTGGACGGCCTGGGGTTGGCCGACCGGGGCTTGTTGCACCATCTCGTTGAGCATCTGAGCCATCTGCTGACCAGCCATAGGCACCTTCTTGCTCGGCGGCGCTTCAGGCTTCACGCCCTTCATCCCCGAGTCCTTCTCGAGGCGGGGCTCCATGCTCGTCACAGCGTTCATGACCGTCGCCTGCCGCTGCATCGAGACATCCTCGGCCAAGCGGCGCAGAAGGTTGTCGTCAACAAGCTGCGCCATGTCGGGCATGTTCATGGCGTTGCCAATCTTGTTGAAGTGGTCCTTCCACGGGTAGTCCGGGTAGACCTGCATGAGCTGCAGGCTGTTCAGCAGCATCGAGTGCATCTCAAGCGCACGCTTCTGGGCAAGGCCCTCCGAAGCACGCTCCATGCTGTACGGCTCGATCTCTAGCTCCAGATCCTCGAAGGTGTAGTCACCCGAGGTGTGCCCACCGCCACGGAAGACAACGCTCGCCCCCTTCGGTAGGGCTAGGCCCTCCATGGCCTCGCGCCCAATCGGGAACACGATGTTGTCGTCGTGGTACATGTAGAAGGCGACCTTGCGCAGCATGTCCACCACGCAGTCCGTGAAGGTCTGCTTGATGAACGCGATGCGGGTGTTGGCCGCTTCAGACGCAATGCTGTGCTCGGTCGCCGTGCCCTGGCCGCTAATCGCGCCACGCAGCGCCTCGTCCATGCCTAGCACGCGGTCTGCGCGCTGCCGGCAGGTGGCTATCCAGTTCGCCTGCTGGTCCGTCTGCCCGCCCATGACGAACTCCTGCACCAGCGCCTTGCCGTCCTCGAAAGGAACCACCGCCACATAGTCATGCTCGGTGTTCTTGATGAGCTGCGCCGTGCGCGGGTCGTTCACGCCCACGATGCGCTTGTGCTTCATCATGCTCGAGGACGCCGCCAGCACATGGTCGTTCAGGTCGCGCACCTGCGCCTCGACCGCAGTCAGCGGCGACAGCGGGTAGACATTGTCGGGCACCTTGTAGGCGCCGAACACCACATAGGGGCCAGTGCGCGGCCCGTAGTAGGGGCGCGGCTTGCGCACGAAGGTCGATTTGGCGTCTTCGTCGGCGTAGCCCAGGGCTTGGTTGCAGCCAAGGGTGTAGATGACGCCATTGAACCCTGCGCTTTCACCGGGGCTGTCTTCCAGCTCCGCCTCCGGCACATAAATCTCGTAGCACCAGACCTCGTCCCGATCCGGCGTACCTTCATACCCATAACCGTGTTTCCGGTTGGGGTTGTCCTGTGCGCTGAGTGACTCAATGGCGTCAATGTCCCAGCCCTGCTCGGAGTTGCTCGTCGCAAGGTCCAGCAGGTCTTCTTTGTCCATGCACCACATGTGGCCCATGAACCGCGCGCTCGCCACGCGCTCCGCCTCGGGGTCAACAAAGAATCGGCGCGGCGCGATACGCTCGCATGTCGGCCAAGTCTGCGTCTCCGCCGGCCCGAACGGCGTCTTCGTGGGGTAGGCGTACTTCTTCTTGTGGTCCGGGCGCACAAGACCCACGCCGAATCCCAGCAGCATGTCGCTCGCGAGCTCCACCAGCACCTTCCGTAGGCTGGCATCGCGAGCCCAGCGGTTCATGCCGTGTCGCAGCGCCTCGGCCACATCCTGCTGGGGGCCAGGACGGCGCGACTCGACCTGCACGCGCGGGTTATCGAACACCAGCCGGGGCACCATCAGCGAGATGTACTCGTAGTAGGTGTTCTCCGGGCTGTACTCCGCCGAGAACTCGCCGCCCTTGTCGTAGAACGGCCCGGTGTAGCGCGCCACCTTGTCCTCGTACCCCTCGAGGTGACGGTCGCGGAACTCGATGGCGGCGTTGATCTCCGCCATGAGATTGGTGCTGGTAGTCTTGAGCATTAGTTGAACTGCTGGGCGTGGACTTCAGAGTGACTCAGCACATCGCCAAGGCTGCCCTCTGGGTAATCGGGGATCTGGATCTCCATGCTCATGTCACGGTTCCACATGAACATCGCCGCGTATCGCAGGCAGTCCACGGCGTGATCGGAGCAGGTAGGGTCAGGGCGTTCTTTGCCCGGGGCGCCGTCGCGACTGCGCGCCCAAGTGTAGCTGGAGATCTCCTCTTCCAAGCAGGTGGGCTTCTTCGCGTCTGTGCGCGCCTTGTCGCGTACTAGCGAGCTCCCACGACAGATGTAGATGCGCGGGCCGTGATCGACCTTGCTCAGGCCCCAACGGACCATGTCGATACCCGTTTTAATCGAGTTCTTCGCCCTCCGGGCGATTCGGCTGCCATCACGGCCCCGCGCAGCTCCTAGCCGGTCGTTGAAGACCTTGATGTACTCCGGCTCGCTGGGGTCGCACACCAGCGCAGACAACGGGTAGTCTTCATTCGCGGCCATGACTTGCTCCGCCCACCAGTCGCTGGTCTCGCCGGTCTTGTAGATCTCCTGCACGCGGTACATGCGCTGATCGTTGACCGCCCAGATCTGCAAGCAACCAGGGTGCCGCAAGCCTTTGTCGTAGGACCCGAAGTACCACTTCGGCTCCGGCATGTCCTCGGGGTCGATGATGTGGACCGCAGGGTCCCAATCCTCGAAGATGATGCCGTCTTCGCTGGCCCACTTGCCCTCGTACATGTTGGCGCGCCGCGTGCCGGTCAGCTTCGCGAGGACGCCGAGGACATAGTGCTCGCCGTTTTTGGTCCATGTGCCCTTTGCGTGGTCAAACCACGCAGGGTTATCTTCGTGTCGAGAGAGTAGCCGGATCCGCTTGTCGCGCTTGTGGCGATCCGGCACCTCTCGGAACCCCTGAGGGAAGTGCGTGTTCAGCCAGTGGAACTCGCCTGCGGGGTTGGTGTCGGCCACCCGCATCTGCCACGGCATCTTGAAGTTACGGTTCGCACGCGCCAACCATTCCCAAGAGTCTGATGTGATCTCCCGCGCCTCAAAGACGCAGATCACATCGTACTGTGTCGAGAATGTCTTCGACGGTTTGTCCAGACCCCCGATAACGACATGCGAACCGTTTGGATAGTGGTAGTTCTGGCGTGTGTTGCGGGCGCTGGTGCCGTGGATCGCCGGGTGTCCGGGCCACAGCACCTCGGTCTCCCACTCAACAAGCACCGATTCGGCCATCGACTCGCGCGTTTGGCGCAGCATCAGCACGCGGATGCCGGCGTAACGCTCGCAGAGGTAGTTGATCCACTCCAGCAGAGCCCGGGTTTTGCCCGTACCCGCCGGCCCCTCAAGCAATAGCTCGTTGGGCTGCAAGCTCCACAGCTCGCGCGCCGCCCCGTAGGGGGTGTATTCGTGGACAACCTCGGTCGTTTGGCTCATGTCGATAGCATGGAGCTCACATAGAAGGCTTGCGCCCAGCGGATCGTGCCGTAATCACTCGTTTCGAAGGCGAACTCGGCCATGTAACGATGACCCGCCTCGTACTTCGTGGCGTCGAACGCGAGTTGGTAGATGAAGTTGTAGCCCGTGTCATCCAGACCATCCCAATATCCATCGTTCGTCAGCGAAGCAGAGGGTGTTGCAGTCAGCAGGTTGTTGTCGAGGGCGTCACTCGCCAGATTCGCGCTGTGAACTTGGCGTCCGTTGGCGCCTGTGCCGAGGCTATCGCGCGAGATGTCGTAGACGCGGATCTGCAGCGCGTCAGGATTGGGCGATCCGGTGGTATCAATGACATCCCGAGACAGGATGACATTGTCGGGCCGTAGCACGCGCGCCACGAACCACACATCGTTGCCTTCGGTGACTTTTGCTGTGTTCATAGGTAGGTGTGGCGGTCCTCGCCGTACTAGATCGTGCGGCGCGGACCGCCACTAGCTGTCGAAGCGATGATTTGAGGCGTCGTTGTCCGCGACCGGGCTACCCGCGAGCACGCAACGGTGTCTCCCCCCAGGGATGCACCAGCGACACGCTTACTCCAGGGCGTGCCGCCACTACGCGCGCTACCAACGGACTGCGCTTGCGTGAGCTCAAACCGACAAGAGCTCGTTGCAGGTCGCGAAACGGTGTGCGCCTGCACAATCCGCGCTCTGACAGCGTTCGAAGAGGATGCCGTATGGCGGGTCTGGGGCGCGGTAACCTGTCCTCGAGGCGTATCAGCCTGTTTGACAAGGAATGCTGGCGCCTCGAAGACGGGCTCTGCAGTAACCGGCGTGGACTGCAGCGGTAGAACGGTGATCCCGACAGCCACGCGCCCCACTTGGACGATACGGCTGATCTCGACGGTGATCAGGTTCGTATCAATCGCCACGCTGGCCGCATCGGGCCGCAGCAGCAGGGTGCCTATCGTGACGCTGACTGGCTGCGCCGCTGTAGAGACGGCGACGACGCCTACAGATTTGCTGATCGGGCCGGCGCTGATCGTGACCGGCTGCGGAGACAGCGTGACGGTCGCCGGATCTAGCGAGATGACGCGCTGATACGGGATCGGCGTCTCGATGATCTGGTTGTGCCGGAACTGCAGTCCCTGCTGGCTGATCGTGCTGTTGCCGATCACCATCATCACGACTAGCTTCTCTGCCGCGCCTCCAGTCGCCTGGGGCCTCGGGTCGATGACCTGATCGCTAGTCGTCGTGAAGTTGACGCTGTACGCGCCAATCGTGCCCAGCACAGTAAACGGCGCCGTCTCCGTGTGCGTGTAGATGACCGAGGTGCCCGGTCCACCGAACACCACGCCGGATGGCGTCTGATACCAGCCGACCTTCATCACGATGACGCTGTGAATGAACAGGCCCGCGTTCGCTGCATTCACATACAGACGCGCTGTCCAGTCACCCGCCGGCACGGTGTAGGGGTCCGTGCTCGTTATGTGCTCGATCTCACTGAGATAGACCGCGCTGGTGCTGTACGGGGTGCTTGGGATCAGCAGCCCCTTCAGCGCCGTGTTGGTGCCGGCCCCGTACTGCGTCCGCCCGATGACATTGACCGGAAGCTTGTCCGGCGGCACATCTTGGTTGAGCCACTCGAACAGCGACCCAGTGAGCTGCCACTCTGGCTCGCTGTTGCCAGAACCGTGGTAGGCGTTCGCTACGCTGAAGAACTCAGCCGTGTCAGCGACACCCGTATCCCCGATGTCGCTGATGCCTTGGATATAGAAGCTACCCGAGGTCCCGCTCAGAGCGCCGTCGTGGTTCGACAGCGCCTGATGATCGTCCAGTTGCCTGGGTGACCAGTAAGCGGTGACCGTCAGGGTATGGGCCATCAGGTCACCTGCACCACGCCTTGAGCGTTGAACTGGATCGTGATGTCGCCGCCGTTGCCCATGAAGTCCGCGCCGGCTCCAGCTAGGTCGAAGTAGATCAGCGGCACATTGTCCGAGTGATCCGCCTCACCAGCCGATCCTGTGGGCACCCAGTACACCAGCAGGCCATCCACATTCGCCGTGCCCGAAGGCAGCGCCGAGATCGTGATGTCGTCCGCGTCGAACTCTGAGCGGTTGTTCCCGTCGTCTACCGTGACCTGACGGTTCGTCAGCGACGGCTTCGAATAGCTGCCGCTGTACTCCGCAACAGCCTCCGGCGACACCACGCTCAGGACATCGTTGACCGTGTCTAAGTCGTTCGGGTTCGTGGACGAAGCGAGGTCGCCGGAGATCAGCATGACCTTGATCGTGCTGGCTCCAGCGACATCGCTGTCCCAAGTCAGGATCTGCTCGTTCGTGGCAAAGTTGCCACCGCCCAGAGCCTGCTTGAACTTGTTGAAGACAATATCGGCCATCAGTAGCCCATGCGGGCACCGCGCATGCGAGACGCCTTGGACGCCTTCTTGCGGCGAGCCGCCGTCCCTCGAGCAGCCCCGGAGGACATGCCGGTGACCTTCTTGCCAGTCTTCTTGGACGCCTTCTTAGCGGCCTTCATCCCAGCGGCGGTGTACGGGAACTTCTTCTTTCCGACTTTCGGCATGGTTCTCAGCCCTTGTTGATGTTGTCGATCAGCTTCTTGCGAGCGCCCACAGATAGGCCCTCTGCTCCAGAGATGTTCCCCGCGAGCTGGTGCAGCAGGCGGGAGTCCCCGCCCAGCACGCTGTACGGGTCCTTGAGCGCCATCTCGTAGTTGATGTAGTCGTCCTGCCGCGCGACAGCGTCTACCATCTGCCCCTGCATGCTCTCGCGCTTCGGCGTCTCCAGAGGCTGGACACCGAATGTGTCGCGGATGTACGCAGACGCGCCGGCGTTCGCAGCGCCCATTCGCATCTGACGGTACGGCGAGCTCATCGCCAGGATGTTCTGAGCCGTCAAGCCCTCTCCACCCGGCGCGCCCATCCCGTAGAGCTGGTTACCCGCACCCAGCTCCGTGAACAGATTGATCGGTACCTCAGGCATCGTCGTCGTCCCCCGATTCCAACTCCCTCAACGGCTCAACCTCCACAAGACGCGGCTCGCTGAACCCGTAACGCTTCACATGGTGCTCCGTCTCGATCTGAGCCTTCTTCACCACGGCCCCGTCAATTCGGTCCCAGATCATCTCCAGCACCTTGTGATCCCCCATACGCGCCTTGTGGACCATTCCCATCACGATCTGCTCGAGGTACTCCGGGTTGTCCGCCAGATACCTCTTCAGTGCCGTAATCAGCGACGGCCCACGCTTACCGGGTTTGGTCAACTCCAATCCGTCTTTCTCCAGCTTCGCCCACGCCTGCCCAGGCGTCAGCTTCTTAGCCGCACCCAACTCAGTCCTCCGGCCACGGGCTCTCCAGCACCGTACCCTCCGCAGGCTCCTCCTCAAGACGGAAGTCACGCGGAAGCTCCTCCTGAGCCTCCTCCGCGTCCGCCTGCACCATGATCGTCTCTGCCTGCTGCTCCAGAGCCTCCGCCTGCACCTTCGCAGTCATAGCCTCCTGCTTCAGCATCTCAGCCCTAGCACGCAACCAAGCAAGCCGCCGACGCCTCTGTGCAGGCCGCGGACCATTCGGGTCGATTTCCATGCCCACAGCTTGCCATATCCTCTCAGCACATGCTAGGGTGCCCGGGTGGTTTGGGGGGGTCTCCCTCTGCCTCTGCTTCTGCCTCTGTATATGGTTACTCCAGGCAAGGATGTTACTGCGGACCTCATGAGCCGATTGGCGTCCGCTTGGCACGGCCTCGATAACGAATACGCTTTGCAGTACAGCATGCGCGAGAGGCAAAACCCCAGAGTCTACGACGGACCCAACGGCATCATCCCACGCGCTGTCGTCGCCGCATGGGTCACTCGAGACTGGGTCTCCGACTACCGAGACCTCTCCGCCGAAGAAGGCCACCTCACCCTCACCGCCGAAGGCAAGCTCATCGTCTGGGCCTTCAACGGTGACTAGAAGGTGCTGGGGCGCCCCGGACCAGGGGCAAGGCCCGTGTTAGGTGTGTTAGAGGTCTAGTCAGGTATAGGGCTGAAGAGAACTCGCACGCTCTTCGGACGCCCCAGCGCAATCAGCATAACCACATGGGAACCCATATGGGAACCCGCTCTGCAGGAGCTCTGCATACGCTCTGCATGTGCTGAACAAGTGGTGAACAAAAGCTGAGCACAAGCAGGGGATGGGACCCGGGGGAGTCTTGTGTCTGGGTCGGTGTGATTATGATGGTACCGCGCGATTCGGGCATCGGAGGGTGGGGGCCGGGGTGGGGGTGGCCGTATCCCCGCGCGCCGCGCCGGCGCACCCGCACGCACGAAGCTAGAGCCCTCGAGCCTAACAGCCGCCGAACCTAACGGGCACCGAACCCGCCACGCCCCCGGGCTCCACCTACGCGCGCCGCACGCGGCCAGGCGCACGCACGGGATTAGAGCCAGGCTCACCACGCTCGTTGCCGCCGACGCCCCCGTTCGCTGGCGCTAGCACCGCGCGACACGCGCGCGCCCCCGCACCCGTAGAGATTGCACGCGCGGTTCCTCTTGGCCGGGGATGGCGCATCGGACCCCGGGGGCCAGCACCCGCCAGCACCTGCCCAGCACCTGCAGCGGGGCAACCCGGGAGCGTGCCGACGCCAGCCCCCACCCCCCCCTAGACCGCAGCTCGCCGGGATCCTCGGATTCCGCGGGACCCTAAACCCCTGCATCCCAACGCCTTGCGTGCCCGCCGTGAATTCTGCGCCAGATTGTTCTTGCGCGTTGATTCCGAGGGACCTAGATTCCTCACAACCCCGGCGGGGACAACCCGCCACCCGTGCCCCACCCGATGGGGATCCCCGCGGGCGGGACGGCCACCGCGGCCGTGCTCCTTCACAACCCGATACCTGCAGGCCCCTGCAAGGACAGGTGTACCCCCGGCGCCACCGCGCGACCGGGGTCCCGAGGATTCCATGGGCCGCCACGCTACCCCGGACCGCATCGGGCGGGAGGGGAGCATCGGCGGTGCCCGGACGATCAAGTAGCCCCCGCGCACCCTCGGACGAGTTGAACGGTAGGGTCCTCCCGTATGCCTGCAGGCACCCCCCCAAGTAGCGGATTCAACCCGTGAACGGGGGGGGAGACTAGCACCCCGCAGAAACCGATGCGGGGGGACTAGATCCAACCTAGCGGAGAGGTTTCCCGCGCGCCCGATCGTGACAGGATCGCGGCGCGCGGACCGCAACCCCCGCCCCCCTACGATCACCCGCTGGCGCCGTGCTAGCGGGCTACCCCGGGCCTTCGGCCCACAACCCCAACCCCTTGGTGAGATGACGGTTCCCGTTATGCTCCTTCTTGGCATCGGCCTTGTCTGCCTTGGCACGATGCCCGACGCTGGCCCCCGCAAGGACGGGTGGTCATGAACCCTGGCCCGTGGACCCCCGCAGAGACGCGGGTACTTCTCGCGGCCTACGATCGGATGCTGGCCCTGCAGTCTCGCGGGCTACTCGGACGCGGCAATGGGCGCGTGACGAAGGCTTCGATCGTTCGCGAATTGATGGAAGCCCTACCCGGGCGCACCCGTGGCTCGATCGAAGCGAAGGCCATGAATGTCTCGGCCGCCCGCCGGATGCTCGGGCTCCCGGGCATTGTGGACGGCTACAAGCCCCTCCCGAACTACACCCGGGACCTACCCGGATTGGTGCGGGATTGGGCCGCAGCTGGTTCGAATTCCGCCGTTGGAGGTGCCGCATGATGCCCCCCGATACGCGGCTAGTGGACGCCCGGATATATATCCCCAGCACCCGCTCCGAACTCGCGATTGTCCATACGCTCAACGGGGTGGACCGTGTGATCGGGCTCGTCCAACGCAAGCGATCGGGCCGATGGATGGCCGCCCCCCCCATGGGAGCGTGGCTCGCCACTTGGCCCACGGGCCCCGTTAAGGCGCACCCTACGCGGCCCTGCAGTACGCCGGAGGATGCCTCCCGCGCGCTAGTGGACGAGTACACCCGCCGGAGCCCCGGATGGGAGGTGCGCTAGTGTGGCCCCCCGTGTGGCCGGACCCCCTACCGGCGCCCCACCCGGACCGATTCGAGGTCTACTCCATCCGCGGCGGAACCGCGTGGGGGATCTTCAAGGCGCCGGATTGTGCCGACGCCACCGTGTGGCCGTTGGAACAAGCCCGGGCATGGATCCGGAACGAGCATGACCAAGAACCGATCGAATTTCTAGATATCGAATGGAGCGGAGACCCTGATGCAGAAGACCAATAGCGCAATCGTGTGGGAGGGACCCTCCCCCATCGACGGCGGACCGATTGTGGCCGTCCTCACTGGATTGGTGAGACCTAGCGCCAATCGGAAGACCGGCCCGATGCTGCAGGTGTCCATCCTGCGGGCCGACATGGATGCCGTGGCCGCATCCAAGGCGGGTGCGGACCGTAGCATCTGCGGGGATTGTCCCCTCCGGTGGGCAACCGGCGGCGGGTGCTATGTCAACCTAGGGCAGGCCCCGCTGGCCGTGTCCCGGGCCTACCTGCGGGGCAACCTACCCCGCATCCCGCTGGCGGATATCCCGACGCTGGTCCGCGGCAAGGCGGTGCGGCTCGGATCCTACGGTGACCCGGGCATGCTACCTCTCGAGGTCTTGCGCGCCTTGACAGGCACGGCCCGCATGTGGACGGGTTACACGCACCAGTGGCGAACCCTGGCCCCGGAGTATGCCGATCTCCTGATGGCATCGACGGATACGGTGGCCGATCGCATGGCCGCCACGGCGCTCGGGTGGCGTTACTTCGGGCTGTCCCTTGATCCCCGCCCCGGCTCGATCGAGCGGGAGGCTGGCGACGCGATCGAATGCCCGGCGGATTCGCACGGCACGGCATGCGTCGATTGCGGGCTCTGCGCGGGTAACGCTCGCGACGGGGCCAAGAACATCCTCATCTATCCCCACGGGGCACGAACGAAGCGTGCCCTGTCCACCGCCGGCGCTTGACCGGCAACCCCAACCCTGGAGACATCCCATGCGAGCCCCCGATGAAATCAACATCCCGACCCTCCGCGCCCTGCGCGGCTGCTCGCTGCAGGGCATCCGCGCCCTGTACAGCTGCACGGCCGCCGTGATTGCGCCGATCCCGATCGACACCCCTGCGGGGCGGACGGCCTCGCGCCTCGCATTCGTGAAGTCGCGCGCCCTGCTGGCCCTGCGTAAGTCCCACCGGGGGCTCGATTGCCTCCGCCCCCGCTGACCCCTGACCCTCGACCGACCATGAAGACCATGCTCCTCTGGTGCCCTAAGGGGCGCCGCAAGCCCCTGATGCTGGGGCTCGCCACGGCCACCTGCTCGGCGGCCAATATCCACCACGCCCGCCAGCGTGCCAAGCACGGCCAAGGACGGTTCTATGTCGTCCATGCGGCCACGGCGGCGGATGCTCGGGACCTGATCAAGGACCACCGCGCGGGCCAGCTGCAGAATCAACCCATGGTGCTGGTGACAGATGATGGCCGCACCGTGGCGATCGGGCTCGAGGCATGCCTCGCCATCGGGGGTGCCGCCGAGGCATGCGCCCGCTGGGACGATCGGATTCGCCAGCACGGGAGCGTGCCCGTGCGCCACACGAAGGCCCTCACGGGCGACATCGAAACCGACATCAAGCGTGCCACCTCCCGTGGCGTCGGGGGGATGTTCGAATGAGCGAGACCCCCTCCAACCAAGGGTGGTTGTGCGGATGCGGCAACGGGTGCCTGCTCGGTGACCCGCCCCCGGCATGCCCCCTCTGCGGATTCTGTTTCGAATTCTACGATCTGGACTGAGGGACCCGTTATCATCAGGCCATGCGCCAGATCGCAGACCACCTGCGGGAGGAACTCCCGCACTACCTAGTCCTCGGGAGCCTTGTGGCTCTCATCTTCCTGCTCTAACGAGCGCCAACCCCAACCCAGGAGAACGCCATGCGCGTTTACATCGAAGGATCCGACTGGTGGATCCCGTCCCACCGCTTCGCCATCCACTCCGGCATGAGCCAAGAGACCGAGTGCTTCGAGGCTCAACTGTACCGCGGCGACGAATTCGTGGGCCGTGTCTGGAACGAAGGCACGGGTGGCCCGGACGGCCACACCTTCTCGTCCCGCCAGACCTACGACGAACTCAAGGCCGAGGCCGAGAAGCAGCCCCCGATCACATGGACCGACCATGAGGGGGTGGTGCACTCCTTCCCGTGCGACATCGACACCTTCGTTGGGAGGCTGCTGGCCGAGGCCCAGAACCGCAAGCGTGCGGCGAAGTACCTGACCATCTGCAAGCAGGACGACCCGAACTGCCTGCTCCACATCAAGTACGGGCGGCGCTTCGCCAAGGCGGACGATGTCAAGGCGCGCGACGAGGTGCTCGCCGCCAACCCGGACTTCGTGGAGGTCAAGAGCCACCGCGTGACCGCGAACGAGGTGACCGCATGACCGAGGCAACCAAGAGGGTCAGCGTCTACTTCTGGAAGAAGATCTCCTATGAGGTCCACGACCTTGAGGTGCCGATTGATGCAGACCTCGATGAGGTGATGGAGCTCGTCGAGGCTGACGGCTCGTACTACAGCTCGGACCTGTTCGAGATCCGATCGGATCCAACCATCGTGACGACATCCCCGTGGATCGTGAAACGATACGCCCTGATTCAGGGCGACGCCGATCTGCGCGATGTGCAGGACTTCCTGCCTAGCAACTACACCGCCACGGCTACCGACGACGGGATCCTGATCAGCGGGCACGACCACCACGGCTGGACCCTGGACGGCTATGTGCTTCCGCGACTGGGCTCTGCCCTGATCGCCGGCAAGGAGGTGTTCCTGTGATCCGTCCGCGATTCACCATCTCGATCCTGCGTGGCCTGATGTCGATGCAGTCCCTAGCGTATGCGGTACTTCAGGACATGGAGCGCGACGAAATGCGCGCGTACTTCGGCGGGGCCAAGGGCGAACTGGACTATGACCGCGCCGCTGAATGGCTACTTCGCATGTCGCATTGGTACCAAAGCAGGGAGGTGAAGCCGTGATCCGCCTCAAGCCCTGCCCCTGCCGCTACTGGGACGGGCAGGACCCCGATACCAGCGACGGATCCCCCATGGTCCTGTACTGCGGCGACACCGGAGAGGCGCAATGCGTCGAGTGTAGCCGACCCATGGAGTACCAGCTGGTCATCTCTGTCGATCAACTCAACCCCAACCCCAAGGAGGAAACCAATGACTGATGTCTCTGCGCTCTATCACGCGATCATGGACCGGCATGGATACATGCTCGAGAGCGAGGCGCGCGCTCTCGCCTGCCTGCCCGAGTTCCGACTCATGCCAATCCTGGCGCGCTACTCGAACTGCAGGTTCACCTGCTCCGCGCAGGATCTCGACTTCCTGATGGGCGCGCTCGATCACAGCCTGTGCGACTATGTGTACTTGCGCGATCTCAGCGTCCATGAGGACGAACTGCGGCGCCGCTACAACGAGTGGTACAGCAACGATCGGCGCTCTCGAGGTTCGCTCGACGCCCCTTACAGGAGGAGTTGGTAGTGTGGCTGTACATCCCCAAGCCATCAGCATCTGCACAGGCATCGGAGGTCTCGACCTCGCCGCCCGCATGGTGTTCGGAGCTCGCTCCGTCTGTTATGTGGAGAGGGAAGCAGCGGCCTTGGAAATCTTGGCAGCGCGCATTCAAGACGGCTCCATGGACGATGCGCCTGTTTGGTCGGATGCCCGATCCTTCGACGGCAAACCATGGCGCGGCAAGGTGGATCTCATCACAGCCGGATACCCTTGCCAGCCATTCAGTGTCGCCGGACGGGGATTGGCCGAAGCCGACCCCAGGCACATCTGGCCCGACATCAAGCGGGTCATCGGAGAGGTTCAACCAACTGTCGTTGTTCTCGAAAATGTCCAAGGACACCTCAAGCGAGGGTTCGACACGGTCCTCAACGACCTTGACGAGCTGGGGTTCGATGCGGAGTGGGGCATATACTCAGCGTCCCAAGCCGGAGCTCCACACAGGAGGAACCGCCTGTTCGTCTTGGCCCACCGCCGTGACATCGGATTCCCGATCGGCTGGACGACACTCCACGACGACGGGAGTGATGCACCCGGGCACGACCTTGACCGATGCGTGCCGGCAATGGCCGACGCCGCGAGCGATGACGGGCGGTGCGGAGAGCGCCGACCGCAAGAAGGAGTTGGGGCGCACGGCGAGCGGAGGCGGCGACCTGCAGAGCGCAGCAGCTCAATGGCCGACGCCGAATGCTTCGGTGGTGAACGATGGCGAGAGCGTAGAGAGCTTTCTCGCACGCCAGAAGAAGTGGGCGCACAAGTACCACAACAGCATGCCGCTGACCGTGAAGGCGAAGCAGTGGGCCACACCAACGGCTCGAGATCACAAGGACGGCACAGAGCCTTCGGACAAGGCGCCCACGAATGGACTGCTTGGCCGCCAGGCCCCGAGGGTGATTGGAGCGATATCCCCCAGCACCTCTGGCCGGCAGTTGAACCCCCTGTTCGTCGAGGCCCTCATGGGGTTCCCGGTAGGGTGGACCGACTGCGCGCCCTTGGCAACGCTGTGTGCCCTGCCCAAGCAGTCGTAGCCCTCGATGATCTCCTCTCCAGAATGACCCATGCCTGAACCCATCCAGAAACTCCGCCAACGGCGCATCGCTCGCTGGCAGCAAGGCACCCAGACTCCGGGCTTCGCCCCGGGGACTGCGCCGATGATCCTGTGGCCCCAGCAGCGGAAGCGTGCAGACCAGACGCTGGCCGTGGAGAACCTGCGGCGCGCCTACATGCGGTGGAGGGCGTCCCGGTGATGTACGCCGTCCTGACCATCGTGGCCGTGTTCTACATCTGGTGTCTGTGCGTTGTCGCTGGGCGCAGCGACAGGAGGCGATGATAAGTGGCCGCCAAGACACAGCATCAAACCCGTGGAGGCTGGCGCCCCGGCGCTGGCAGGCCCAAGCTTCCTGAGGAACTCAAGCGCACAGAACAGTCCAAGGTCATGTGGACCGTGGACGAGCTGGCTCGGCTTGACCGCGCCGTGGCCTACCTCAATGCGAATGGCCGCGCCGATCTAATCCGGCAAGCCGTCCTCGAGTTCATCGAGGGGCTCAAGGCCCACAAGGCGTAGCGCGTCGTCCACACTCTCGACGATGGCGACCTGCCCACGCCAGGACTGATGCCATGCGGCCTCATCCGGCGTCAGCTTGCGAGCAGACGGCACCTTCTGGCCGTCCTTGATCTCGATCAAAAGGTTGGTGCCCCGCACTCCACACAGGAGGTCGGGGCACCCTTTGCCTACGGTGTGCAGGGGTTGCACGCTCACCCCTGCCTGCCGTAGTGCTGCGACGATCTCTCTCTGGTTGGCATCAACCCTCGCCGCTCTCCTCATTCTCCAGACGGTACTGCTTGGCGAGGGGCGCAGCAAGGTTGAGCAGGTGGTCAGCACCTGCGAGGGCCTCACGCTTCTCGTCCCGCGCCTCGATGTTCTTGTAGGCGTCAAGGAACCGGGCACGCAGCGCGACCAGCTCGCCAGCCAACAGCGTGCGGCACATGGTTTCCCACGGGCCGCCCACAGCCTCGATGGCCCGCCTTGCGCGCGGGGTCAACTCCGGGGTGCCGGTGTACCCGACCCTCGAGATCTCCTTGCGCACCTGCCCCCATGCCTCCTCCGGCGTCTCTTCGTCGTCGGAGAGGCTGGTGAGGAGCTCCCCCGGCGAGGGCGGGTGGGGCTTGTTGGACCGGATCCAGGCCACGGCTGCGGCGAGGACCGGCTTAGGCGGGGCGTCAGCTAGGACCGCAGTCCACACGCCCACGGTCTTCTTGGCGTCCCCGCTGCCGATGCGACGAGGGTAGACCTCGTTGAGCATGGCGAGCAGGGCTGTGATCTCACTTCGGTTCATCGAATTCCTCCGTCAGCAGGTCAGCGAACTTGTTGCCCATCATTGTGCCGGGTTTCACCTGCACAGCCTTCTTGGGGTGGACCGACGCCCAACCGCAGCGGGTGGCCGTCTCGTAGGCTGCGGCCCACTCCTTCACCGTGTGCGTGGAGGCTAGGTTGCGCATCCACATCTCACGCCCCCACAGGGGCATCCTGCGCTCTTTGCGCAGCGCGGCATAGTCCCCGAGGGCATTGCGCAGGTCGCTGGGCATGGGCCCATTGATGCGCTCCCAATCGACGACCGCCTCGGCCAGCTCATGCTCCGCATTGCGGCGCTTGCGCTTGCCTTCCTGCACCTGCTTTGCAGGTGCTGTGCTTGTGCTGGGCTTGTGCCTAGCACGACCTGCCCTGCGGCGGTTCTCGATCATCTTGCCGGCGGACGCCCGCTCGCCCTCGAGGCGCTTGTTGACGAGGTTCCCGTCCTCTTCCACCTCAAAGCATTCCCCCACCGGACCGTCCAGCAGGCTCGCGATCTGCTCCTCGCTGAAGCCCAGCATGCCGCGAAGGTGCCGGCGCTCGACATACCCGTGCTCCCATTGCAGACAGAGCATGCGGATGTACGCGCCCTGCTCCTCCAGGCTCATGAGCATGACCGTGGGGGAGGTGAGCCAATCGCGAGGGAAGAACTTGAAGTAGGGGAGGTAGTCACTCGCCACCTGTGAGCTCCTCCGCAGCGATGTCCATACCCCAGCGGTGCTTGGCCTCGTAGGAGAGCAGGCGCGCCGCCTGCTGGGGCACACAGCCCTTCTTCTGCCAGTATCGGACGCCCCCCTCGGTCATGCCTAGTGAGGCAGCCAAGGAGGTGATGCCTCCTGCCTTGCGAATTAGGTTGTCGAGCACCTCGAGGGGCGCCTGCTTCTTGTCTTCCATGGCCGGAGCGTAGAATATCCGGCAGCCACTTGCCAAGGGCTTGCCGCAGGTTCTACGCTGGGCACATGTCCAGACCCAATGAACCGGGGCTCTACCCCGATGTCTCCTTCAAGGAGTACCTGTCCTGGGATGCAGTCAGCTCCCACGACCTGATGTCGATCAGGCGCTCGCCTGCGCACTACATCGCCAGCAAGGCCAGCAGCACCCAGACCGACGCCATGCGCTTCGGGACGGCTGCGCATGCGTGGATCCTGCAGCCCGCTGA